AAGACGGAGAAATAAACGTATCTAGCTACGGAACTATGGGATGTCAAACCCCTTCGAGTACGGACTTTACGGCTTACCCTGATTTAACTTATGAGCAAGCCTGTTCCCAAGTTAAATCATCAAGCATTATTTCTACTTCATAATCAGTTTTTGCTACTACTCTTTTCCAATGTATATTTCTTTGGCTTTTTTTATTGGCTCTATAATAAGTATTATCCGAGCCAATACCAATATAAAATGGTTGATTTGTATCAAGTCTAATATGTCTATAAACGTATGCCATTATTCAAAATTAGTCCATTTGATTAATTACCCATTGATAAGTTGTACTCATATTATTTATTTTCTAATGTTTTTAATCTTGCTTCTAAATTTTCTATTAATTGATTTTGCTCTTGTATTGCTTTTACTAATACTGGTACTAATCTATCGTAATTAATACCCATTGGCTCTCCGTCTTGTAATTCAGTTTTATTTATTTTGTTATTAGCCAAATAGACAATTTCGGGTATAATTTCAAACATTTCATCGGCAATAAACCCTAAATCTTCAGTATCATTAGATTTCCATTTGTATTTTTTAGACGACATTTTTAATACTGCATCTAATCCATATTCTAAATCAACAATATCTTTTTTAAATATTCTAGCAGAAGAGTCATTTGTTACCAATCCTGTTGAAGTATTATATTTTAAAGTGCTATTCCCTGCACCTGTTGACATATTATACATATAAAAAGTACCGTCAACATTAAATTTACCACTACCACTTGTTCTATTAACACATACTTCCCCCCCACTTGTAATACGCATTCTTTCGGTACCACTTCCTGTTTGGAACAATAAAGCACCATAGGCGTTTAATGAAAGATTAGTTGATGAATTACTATATTCTAATCCACCTACGTTTGTACTACCATTGAAAAAATACATTGCACTATAACCTGCTGCATTAGGGTTATTAACTACCAATGCAGGATAAGTTCCACCACCACCTGTTGAACTATTTTTTTCTATCTTTAATAACCAATCAGGCGAGCTTGTTCCTATACCTACATTCCCTGATTTAATAATTGTAAGTCTTGTGGTAAATGTTGTACTTGAAGTATTTGGAGCAGATGCTATATTAAAAGAACCAAAGTCAGTAGCAATATTGCCTATAATCCATCTATTTGAATTTGCATCAGTTAAAGTATCGGTAAAAGTAATCGCAGGTGCAGTACTATAATTATTTGCAGCACTTGCTATTTCAAATTTACCAACAGGCGAACTTGTTCCTATACCTACATTGCCCCCTGAAGTAATTCTCATTCGCTCGGTATTGCTAGTACCAAATTGTAAATTAAAATCAGAGTCCTCTTGAATAAATGATTTAATAGTATTATTATCATACCATCTAATTCCTCCCCAATATCCACCACTTGCTGTTCTTGCAAAAGCTAAATATGGTTGTACAGAACTTGCTCCATCTCCTATTGTTAAAGATATACCACTTGATACTGACTTTGGACTTGTTGTTCCTATACCTACATTGCCTGAACCTGCTACTTTTAAATATGTAGAAGAACCTGATTGATTTTGTACTAATAAAGAATAATCACTTGAATTAGTTCCTGCTTTAATTTGTAAACCATAAGAAGCACCTGTTGTTGAGCCACCTAAAAAATATGCAGTATTATTATAATCAGTTCCTAATACATTTAACCTATCGGAATTTGCAGTTACTCCTATTCCTACACTACTAGAGAATGTAGCTTCTCCTGTTGCAGCTAAAGTTAATCTTGTAGTATTCCCTGTTTGAAATATTAAAGGAATTGCAGTTGTTGCATATCCTGCACTTAAATAAGCAGCACTGTTTGAAGCTTGTAAAGTTGCATTTGAATTATTGCCTGATATATCAGTTGCTTTAATAACTGTATTTGTTCCAATTACTTGTAAATTGTAAGCAGGATTTGCAGTTCCAACATCTTCGCCAATTATAATATTCCCTGTTGGACTTAATGAAAATATGTTTTTACCTAATGTTTCATTTATAATACTAAATAAACCATTATTAGTTGAATTATTAGCGTTGCCTGAACTTAGACTCCATATATTGCCACCGGTTGCAGTATTAGTTAATTTTAATCTGCTTGTTAAATAACTAGCCGTTGAAATATTTAATAACCCACTTAACGTTCCACCTGTTAAAGGTAAGTAAGTACTTGCTGCTGCACTTGTTGTTAAATAGGTATTGCTATCAACGCTACCGTCTGCCTTTAAGAATTGGCTTGATGTACCACCACTCTTAACTAAAGTAGTTGCATTTAAAGTACCTATAATAGTTGCAGCGTTACCACTACCACTTGTTTTGTTTATATAAAGACCTTCGCCATTTCCACCTTTAGTAATATTCAAAGCAATCCCTGCACCACTTGAATGATTAATAGCAAATGTATCACTACCACCACTTGATGCAAAAGAACCTGTTGCTCCTGTAATAACATCAGCAGTCAAATTAAATGTACCTAAATCAAGATTAGCCGTTGCACCTGTATATGGTACATATCCTGTTAAGCTAGGAAATGTAATTAAAGAACCGTCTCCTGCTACATATTGAGCAGAAGTTCCGGCAAAGCCTATATTTATCGTGCCCGAATTAACGATTGGTGAGCCGGTAATACTTAAAGCGTCCCCACTTTCAGTAACTGCTACGCTTGTAACCGTTCCACTTGCACCACTTGCTCTTTGCCAAATAGTACCTGAGTAAATAACTTGATCGCCTACAAAGAAAGTAATAGGCCCAGCACCAAAGTTAACCGTTCCTGCAACGTTACATAAATAAACGTCCCCTTGATTTCCTGTACCGTTTACTAAAGTAGGTGTGTTAGTCGCAGCGTCCCAAGTTCCCTTATATTCCATTACCGAATTTGGTAATTGAGATACTAATATTTTACCATTACTATCTAATTGTGGAATACCATTTGAACCGTTAATAGGCAAAGAATTAAGAACACCTGTTGAGCCGGTAATTACACCTTCTAAACTTCTAACTTTCGCACCACTCGTTATTACTAATTGATTACTCATTTATCTAATTTTTTCTATTGAAATAATGCCCTTACATATTCCCCACTTTCTAACGCTCTACTAAACGTTAAAACACCTGTTGCAGAGTTCCACTTTACTTGCTCGTCAATCGGAGTACCTGACCCGATAATATCTTGAACGTCAACCCCACCCCTAGAAACATAAAGGCAATTTTTGCCTATCATATCCGTCCAAGTGATTGTAGTTTCTGCACCTGAAGCCGTATATCCTTTTGAGTAAACTGCGCCACCGGCTACAATTACCGTACCACTTGGGTCAACTGAAGTACCTGTTGTACCGTAAGCGCCTGTGCCTTGTAAGCTAACCGAATAAGTTGCTATGTCTTTAAAAGGGCCATTCATTTGAAAGTTGCTTAAATTACAAGTTCCACTAATAACCACTAAGCCGTCTGCTCCGTTATCAATAACAAACTTTATACTTATTGGGGTTCTATTTTGTTGGATAGTTAAAAAGTTTAAATAGCCGTAACCGTCTAAAGTTACTAACCCATCACAACTAATTGTCCAACTCGCTATATCTATTTTATATTCTCTATACCACGCTGAAGATTGCGAAGTAACTTCTTTTTGGTCTATGCTTACATTAAACGTACAATTCGTACTACACGCGAACGGTATGTCTCTACCGTCAGGATAAGTTTCCGAAGGTGCTTCGTGATAGTAAAGCATTATATTTTTTCCTTGTATATTGTCTGCCATAGTTACAAATTTAGCTATAAATTTCTAGTATCTGCCCTTCACTACTAATGTAGTAAACGTGTGTCTCCGTGTCCAAATCCACTTTATACCATAAGAACGCACCTTCAAACGGTAAAGTCAATAAATCATTTGCGTAAAACACATATCCAACAGGTGGGTTTGCTTCATCCGTTGAAGCATAAATTACATCACTACCAACGCTAGAAGCAGCTGCTTCAGTAGCCGTAGTAAATCCTTCACTTCTATATCTTACAAAGAACTCATCGCTAGTTGAAATTTCAGTAATATCATAGTTTGTAGTTATTACTGCGTTAGGATTGTCCAAATCAGTTATTTCTAATAAAGTAGTTTGGATAACATCGTTAAATAAATCCATTGTTGTATTCCCTACAATATATTTTTTATCTTCTACGCTTATTTGTACTGGGTCAGTATCGTCAGCCGTTATTCTCATTGCACCACTAAAACGGCCACTTGTAGGCTGCATACCCATAAAGCTACTATCTATATTGATAATATTTTTAGATAATACATTTGCGTATTGTTTTACTACTAACTCACTTAAAGAAGAATAAAGTAATTCAGGATAATCAAAGTTGTACCAATTTGTAATTGCGTCTCCATTTGACGCTCCTATATAACCCTTATAATAATTAAACTTAGTTAAAGAACTATTTTGACCTGAACCTATTTTAGCTTCATAAGTATAATCGTTATTAGAACTTATTGTACTTGTTGTAGTTGCTCCCTTAAATGCGCTTTCTTGCGTTAATATTACCTTTTGGAACTCTATGTCTTGATTAATTAGTATTGAAGTAGAATTTTCGCATAATATTTCAATGCTTAAATTACCGGCTATTGGAGACGGTGGAAAATCAATGCTTATATCATAAACAGCCGTTCCATCTTCAAATGGCTCAAAATAATAATCAGTTCCACCATTTGCCCAACGCTTTTCACTATTCAAAAAATAAGTACCAAAACCTGCAGCCTCTAATATAATTTTAATCGTTAAAACCTTAACAGGGTTAACGGAATAACTTCTTAAAGTACAAGTAAAAGATAGGTTTGCAGTATCTCCAATATTAAATCCTGTTAAATAAGTTGTTTTAATTCCTGCGTATGCAGGTGCAGTTGTAGTTTTATTTATTATAAGCCTCATTGCATTAAAATCCGAATTAGGATTTCTTTTCAATAAGTATGTACCGTATGACTCACTCGCAGTCCAATAAACAGGCACGTTTCCGTCCGTTTGTTTAAAGTCTCCGTTTGTAATATAATTATCAGCAAACTCGGCTTCGTGTTTATTTATTATTTTATTATAACCCTTTCTTAATAGTTTAAATTGAGAATTATCAGTAAAAAATAAATTACTTGTATTGCCAGTAAAACCTTCTATATTCCCTAAATCGGAAATCGACCCACTATCAATGGCAGTCATATTTTCATACAAAGTATAATAATAACTATCAGCTGCTATTTGCGTTAATGGAACTATATACCAAACTCCTTTAGCTTGGAATATCCTTGAACCAAACCCACTAATTATTGCAGTTAATACTTCTAAATATGTATTGCTTGTAAAAGATAGGTTTTGTAAATAAGACTGATTTAATGGCTCGGCTAATGGGTTGTCATCTCTATTTGTCATCCCTGAACCATAAAAACTTATGCCACTTAAAATATTTAATTCCGTAGGGAATGCAATAACCTTTAAAGCACTATCAATATAAAATAAAGCCTTTTTTCTAGTTATTAAAGTCTCTTCACTAGGATAAGAAAATGTAATCTTACCTAATAAGCCCAATCCGTCTATTGCGTTAAATGCTAAAGTCTTGCGACCTGTTGTAAAACTAAACTGTACAATGTCGCTAATTGTCCAACCTATAAAATCAATATCTTCGTCATTATTTAATAACTCAACATAATATTTTCTATCGTCTAATTCCGTAAAGTCAGGCATATTTTCTAGATCGTCCGTTACATCTATAATTACTCCTAATTGGCTAACGTAAATAGGCTCAAATACATCATCACTATTTGGAATGTATTGTAAGTTTATACTTTCTGCAGGGTACTCTATTAAATCCCCTACATAGCCATCTTCCGATAAATACAATGTTGAAATGCCACCGCTTTTGGTAGCCATTGTTATTTTATATTTTCTATTATATGCCATTGCCTCTTCTTAGGTTTAATGAATAATTGCTACGCTGCAAAGCTAAAACTAAATCATTGCCTTTTAAAACAAATTGTCCGTTTCCTGCACCTGTTCCACTCATTGCACCAGCGTTGAATGTGCTATTCATCATATTGCCTAATTTGTTTAGTGGCATTACTGCCTCACTTTGTCCACCCTCTCCAACCATTGCTAAAGTAGGTCGTGAAACTATTCCACCTTCGGCAAGTCCTAATATTTTTCTTAAAGAACCAAAGAAACCCCCACCTGCAGCAGCAGCACCGGCACCACCAGGAAGCAACATTAATATACCTTGAAATATTGAAGCTTGTATAACTGCAGCTGCAAATTTCTTTACTAAATCTTCTAAGTAATTTCCTAAAGCTTGTAAAGGGTTTTCTCCTTTTTCCATTGCGTCAAACACCGACATTAAAGCATCCGTTAATGTGTTTGCCATAAACTCGGCATATTTTTGCGCTTGTTCTTGTGAGTCTTTTAAATCCTTATCAAATTTCTTAATTCTATTCTCTTCGACTTTAATATAATTAGGCAAATCCTTACTTATCTTTCTTTCGCTAAAAGGTGTATCGTCTTTCTTTTCTCTTTCTTTATCTTGCTTAGCTAACATTTCACGCATACTTGATACGCTAGTTTCTGCTTTTACAATATCCCCATATTTTTTATAAAACTCCAACATACGATTGTATATCTTCATTTCTTCATCAGCCCATTTTAAAGTTGCTTTATTTTCAGCTTCAAGTATTGCAATTTCTTCTTTTAATCTTTCTTCAGCAATTTGTTGTTTTGTTTTATTGCTATTTTTAAGTGCTTCATTTCTTCTTTTTTCTTCATCTGCTAGTCTTTTTATTTCATTTTGACTTGTAGTTATTGCAGCGTCAGCGTCAATTTTATCAGCATTTTCAGTTGACCTTTTTTTAATATTATTAAAAGCTTCATATAAATTATTAGCGTCCTTTAAATCACTTTCAAATTTCTTTTTATCATATAAACCAAATAATTGGTCAGTAAGTGGTTTAGGTAAATATGGAGCAGCAAATAACGCAATTCCTTTTACCAAAGACCCTGTTTTTTCCCCACCTGTTTCTTGTAATAATTTTGCTTTTAATAATTCTTCAGCTGCCTTTTTACTTGCTGCGTCTGCTAATGCTCTTTGAAATTGAGACTCAACGTAAGCAGCACTTTTTGCTACAAAATTTGCTTCAGCTACATTGATATCATCTTTAACTCCTAAATTTTTACCTAATTGTTCATTATATATTGTTAAAGCTTGTTCTCCTGTTAATATACCTTTATGGTATTCTTCAAATGCAATTTTAACGTCCGAAACTTTTTCCAATGCAGTAGTAAACCCACTTCCTATTCCTTTTAATGCTTCTTTATATCTTATACTTTCATCACTTCCTTCATCTAGTTTAGTAAAAAATGCGTCTATTTCATCTCCAAATGCTACAATCAAAGAAGAAGCAACACCCAAAGCAACACCAATTCCTGCAGGTCCTGATAAACCTGCAACCATTGCTTTTAATGCTCCAGTTGCTCCATTTGATTTTAAACTTAATTGTTGAAAACTTTCTAATAATGGGTTCAAGTTATTCGCAATACCCATAAACCCATAAGGAGCATCCTGTGCAACCCTAGATAAATTTGTTAAAGCATTTGTTGCGTCTGCAGAAGGCTTTTTCATATCGCCCATTCTATTACCTAAATGAGCAATCTTTTCGTCTAAAACCGTAATTGAACTTGTTAACTTAGCGATTTCAGTTGTATCGGTTGAACTCTTTAACTGCGTTTGAAACTTGCGAAGTTCGTTTTGCGATTTGATTAATTCGGCTTGTAAACCTGAAACGTCTAAATCTATTTGTATCCCAAACTTATCTACGTTATCTGCCATTTTATTCTAATTTATTCCGTACAATTTTAAAGTCCTTGCAAGTTGTTCATCCGATAGCATTGTTTTTTCTTCTACCTCTTCCACATCGTCAATAGCTGGTATGTGCCAAAATGCTCTAAGTGATTTAGGTTGCTTTTCTGCGCTATTACTTAGATATATAATATAGGCGAGGTTTCTAGTCCTCGCCCATTCATTTAACTCTTTCTTTTCCTTTCCCATTACAATAATAGAAAAGTCTTTCCAAGTCATTTCCCAAAACTCGTTTGGTCTTATATCGCATTCTGCGGCCTTAACTAAAATATCATCCCAACTTAGTTTTACTAGGCTTTTTTTTTTCTTCCTTAGCAGTCCCTTGAACAGTCGTTACAGTAGTTGAAATAATGTATTTAACGTATTCAATAAATTGCCCTTCGGTATTAAAAAGTCCACCTAATTCATCAATCCAATCGCAAACATCATTCTCATCATATTCGATAGGTTGTTTACTACTAACACAAGCCGACTTATAGCCAATGTAAATCATTTTTACGACTAGGTCAAGGTCAAATTGTGTTTTCCCTAAAAGTTCAAAATACTTATCAATTCCTATGTTATTTGCTACGCAAAATTCACGCATTGACCAAGTACCCCATTTTAGAGGGATTGTTTTGTTGTTTAGTTTTAATTCGTACATAGTGTTTGTTGTTTTTTATTAAGCCGTTACTGTTTGTGTTAATGGTGGAACTGCTACTGTAAAAGTTGCGCTAAATTTAACGTCATCTTTATCAGCTGCGTTCACGTCAAATGCAGAAATGAAAACTGCACCTGTATAAATTACGTTTCCTGCAACAGGTGTAGCTTCGCCCATTTTAATATCGAATACTGTACCTGCAATAAATGCAGCGTATAATTGATTGTAACTGTCTTTAGAAGCCGTTCCTGTTTGGTCGATTGCAAATCCGTCAGCTTTGATTGACTGCGTGTAAGCAGGGCCAGGTTGGAATTGGTCTCCACATTTAGAAGTTGCGTCGATTACGTTCAATGAAGAGGTAATTGAGTTTGAAGTAAGACAAGCAACAGGTTTGAATGTACTGTCGTCATCAATGTCTGCGAATAATAGGTAGTCTCTACCTGATACTTTAGTTTCTGCCATTTTATTAAATTTGAGTTATTGTTAAATTATATGTTATTAATGTTCTAAAAACGTTATCCATTGGGTTAAGCCCGTCTAAATTTCTAATACTATCTACATATAAACTAGTTGATGTCCACCCACTAGGCAATGTTATTTTAGTATCGGAATTTATTGCAGCTAATATCAAATTAGATATAGTTTCCGAACGTTTATAGCCAAAGTTAGCATTTTTTGTTATAATGTCCACTACGATACTATTAGAATTTGTATAGCCTGATTTGCCTTGCTCTTGACTTGAAGTTCTACCGTCTAAAATGATATATTCGGTTAGGTCATTATCAGGAGCCATACCGTCGTAAACAGGTAGTCCTGTAGCCGTTCCCAAATTGGTAACGAACCACTTTTTTATTTCTATATTAGGATTTAGCATTTCTAATTATGTCTTTTATTTTTTTTCTTAAATTAATCTTTTCGGCTTCAAAAGCAGGTATTAAATAAGGGTGTGCTCTTACTCCTTTTCTAATAATACTAATGGCTATTGCCCAAGCAGCCGATAAATCTTTTTTAGCATTATTTTTCTTATTGCCTGTTCTTCTTTGTGTTTTTATACTATAACTTGCCACAATACCTTGTTTAGTTACCCATTCTGCCAATGCTAAAACCATATCTTTAAACTTGCCTTGGGATTTACCTTTAAATTGCATTGCAAAATCTTCATATCCTGCAGGTATTTTTAAATTCTCTTTTGATTGTGTTCCAGGTGTACCAAATTCAATATATGGGGCATAAGAAACGCTAGTACCAACAGTATAAATAATTTTATTACCATTTGTAGCCGAAGTTAATTGAATTGAGTTTCTTAATGTCCCCAAATTAACAGGTACGTTTTTTTTTGCGTCCGATTGTATTTTTAAAGCTGAAGCATTAAATTCTTGCACAACTTGTGCTTCTACTTTTTTAGACATTTTGCCTAAAGCAGCAATCATTTTATCTAAACCTTCTACTCTAAAAGTTATACCGTCCATTATGCGTACATTTCAATTTCCCAAAATCTATGTGCATTGTCCACGTCTTTAATTGAATGGATAGTAAAGCGTTGCCCTTCAACCTCTAATTGGTAATTATCGTTAATTGATAAATCATACCTAATAAACAACTTAGCGTATCTATTAAAAGATAATTGACTATCCTGTATTGTTCTATTTTGAGGTTGTGGCCTATAATCTCCCCATACAGTCGCTTGAAGCTCAAATGTGGTAGTATATCCACCCTCGCCATCACTCGTCCTTGTAGGTGCGTAAATGCCTATTCTACGGGTCATAGAATTAGCGTCAACGTAATTGTCTTTATGTAGTCCTATTCTCATATTATAATATTGGCGAAGTTCTAGTCCAACGTTGGCAAACCCTCCAAGTTTTCTCACAAATACCCATATCGTCAACGTCCATACCTCTGTTTTCGTAGCCGTAGTTAATTTGGTCTAAAATAGCAATCTTAATTTCTTTTGGTACGCTTGACATTCCTGTTGTATAAATAGCCTTTAAATTCGCCCATTCAGGTCTTTGTAAGTTAGGATATTGTCCACCTATCAAAGTATAAACGTTTGTACTTAATACGTTACCGTTTGCGTCCGTTAAGCTTGTGAAAGTATTCATAGGGCCAAATGGCAACTGAAAGTTACCTGCGCTATTAGTAAACCATAACGTAATCGTCTTGGGTGTGATACTAATATTAGCAGCCTTTTCAACGGCTTGTCTTGATTGAGTAATCAATTCGGCAAATAAATTGTCCTCAACGTCGTTGTCAACTCTACAATATTGTTTAGCCTCAGCAACCGTTACAGGCTCCGTAATTGTCCCTAAATCAACTTGGGTGTAATCTATAATAAAATTGTACATATTCCCTTTTTTACAAATTTACAATAATATAAATAAAAAACCCCCACCTTTTAAAGTGAGGGTAATTTATTAAGTAAAACCTAAAATTATACGTTACCTAAGTCAGCGAAGATTGCTGAAGTTGGTTGCATTAAGTTTACATCTTCGTAACACTCGATACGAGCAGTTACCATGTTTTGTTGGAAGTTGCTAGCGTTCTCATAAGAGAATTCGATTGCTAAGCCTTCAACTTCAACACGCTCACAATAGTTGTTATCTAAGATTAATACCTTGTCGTCAGCTACCCAAGAAGCAGCGATTACAGGCACTCCCCAAATTGTGATACCACCGTTAGGGTTAACGATTACTGAACCTGAACCAGCGTAGTAACCTGCAGTGATTGTTTCTTTTAATAAACGACCCATTTGAGTTGGGCTAACTACTGCGAAAGAAGCTACATAGTTTGCAGTCTTTTGGTTGCCGATGTAGTCAACTAATTGCTCTAAATCTACAGTTGCAGAAGTAGTTGTTGAACCTGTTGCAGCACCACTTACAGTTGTGTAGAATGCGCTATTCTCAGCTTTGTAGAAATCTCTAGTCAACATTCTTGGTAAAGTTGTACTCAAGAAAGGTAAAGATTTAGCCATTTGCTTAGAGAAAGTAGAGAAACCTGCGATATAATCGTTAACTACTTTTACTTCGCTTAATGCGTAACTGTTCTCGCCTTTGTTAGAACCTTCAGTTTGAGCAGCGATATTGTTAGTAGTTGAAGTTTCCTTGTAGAAAACATAAAGACCACTTGTAGAACGTACAGTTGGGATTAAATCACGGAAGTTTACTGCTTGGCTTGGTAAGATAGCAGCGTTAGGAGCGTAAGAAGCTTGAGCATCTCCAGTTAAAGAAGCTGATAAAGTCATAGACTTAACATCGCTTAAATCTAAACGGAATTTACCGCCTGATTTCATTTCTTTTTCCATTAAGTCCATATTGCCATCAAGTTTCTCCATGATAGCTTCGTCCATAAACTTAACTTGCTTAGAAGCAGCTTTCTTTTGAGCTACATTTTGTGCGTCGATTTGCTTTTGTGTTTCGTCCGCTAACACTTTGATTGAAGCTTTCACTTCGTCGATTTGAGCATTAACGTCGGACTTAATGCCTTTTACGTTTTCTGCCATTTCATTGATTAAATGTTCCATTTTTTACTTTTTAAATAGATTGTTAAATTGATTAATTGCCTTGAGAACTTGCTCATTATCTTCAGCCTTTTCTTCTTGTACCGGCTCAACTGATTGCTCGGGTTGAGTGATTTCCTTGATTACTTCGATTTCCATTAACTCGCTTTGTATTCTCTTTATTTCAATCTCGATTAAACTAAAAGTTTCATCGGTGAACCTGCCACCTTTGAATGCTTTAATTAGTTGCTCGAGCCTGTTGCTTAATTCTGTTTTTTTATCTTTAGCTTCCATTTCTCCTTTAAAGCCTAAAGTTGGGGTTTCAGGGTTTGCTCCCCAAAGAACCGCACTACCTTCATACATTTTCAATTCGGTAATTGTTCTAACTCCCTCTTTGTTTACGTTTGACTTAATTGTACTAAATCCAATTGAGTGTTGGTTTATTAAACCTGCTTCGTACATTTTGATTATGTCCTCTCCCTTTTCAGTTTCTACGATTGGAGTGATTGCGATTAACATATCATTTTCAACGTATAACTGCTCCGGCTTACCGATTACATTATTCATATCTGCGCAATGGTCAACCAATGACCAAATAAGATTTTTCCCTGCTGGTCCACGCTCAACTAATGTTTTAGTGAATGCTTCAGGAACGATAATATCATTATCTAAATCAATATTGCCACATCTTGCCCAAACGGCTTTTACTCTACGTTGCTCACTGTCAACGTCCATAATGTTATACCCAATATCTTGTTTTTCAACAAGTGTATTTTTTAATTGCATTGTACTCATTTGAACAAAGTTATTATTTTTTTTATTATGTTAATGCGTCTGCTAATAATTGTCCGATTTCATAAGCAGCTAAATTTGTTAACAGTTCCCATATTAACCCTGCGTCTCCCATTGGTGGGTTATTTTCTAGTCTTTTTAATTTACCGTCCGTACCCCTTACGGCCTCATATCCTAATGTGCAACGGCAATTACAAACGTTACCTGCGTGAGCCGTGCTATCCCCTGGGTGTAGCATATTGTCAATATAAGTTTTTGCCGGCACAACAAACTTTGCGTCTATTGGTAATTGTACCCCGTCCATATGTAAATGGTCGTTTGCGTCTCTAGGTATGCGTCTTGTCCTGTTATCTTTTGCTGCGATCCATTCTTTAACCGTTACCAAGCCTGTTGACATAGCGCCAACCATTGAGCCAATATTTGCAGATCTTGCCGTTTCCGTTCTAGCTATTAACTCGGCACGATAATTTGTTATCCCTGAAGTTCTAAGCAATGCAATTATTTCAGGCATTGTTAGATTTTGCTCTTGGCCTTTAATTAGAAAGTTTCTTATTTGCTCCTTTGTAGTGTCGGTTATGTCTCCTGCTAATTGGTCTAATCCTTTAGTTTCTAAGTATCTTAAAATAACGTAAGCAAACAAATTAGTCTTTGTGCTTTTAGTTTCTAAGTAGGAAATGCCCTTAGTACCCTTTTTAACGTCTTTTTCGGCTATTAAAGCCATTTTAGTGCCTAAGCTAGTGTGAAGTTGTTTAATCGTCTTTTTGAGGCTCTTATCGCTAATTGCGTTATAGTCTTGGGTACGGCAATAAGTATCCACCTGTTTTTGTAATTCCTTTTGGAATTTAGGGGAATACTTAATTAGTGCATTCATATAGAGTTTCCTATAATCTTGCCAAATCATTATTTAAGGAGTTTTAGGTTCGTTAATTGTTAACGGTTGAAATTGGTCTATTGGTTGTAAGCTACTTGGAATGTAAAGTTTTTCTAACTCTTCTTGAGGAATGTAATCAGGATTTTTAATACCCATTATCTCCATCTTTTGAGCCGGACTAATCCACCACGCTTCATTTAACCAAGCTACTTGCTCGGATTTATTAGCTTCTAATTCTTGATATACTTGTATGTCGTAGCCTACATAGACATTAGTTCCACGATAACCCCAATCGCTATGTAATTTTCTATTTAATTGTTCTGCAATAGCGTCAAGCAAAGGAATAGCACAACGCAATGTTAAAGCCTTTTCGCCTTCTCTTTGGTTATTATATGTTTTATTGTCTGCGTCGTTTAGTAACTGACTAGGCACTCCGTAAATATTACAAAGTGATTTCATATCCCACTTTTCACTCTCGATAATGTTTAACTCAACAGGACTAAGACCGATTTGTTTCCAATCCACTTTATAGCCTGATACTGCAATAGAATTAAAATTACTTGCGCCACCTTTTTCGCTAATTGATTTCTTTAACGCTTGAGCTTGTTGCGTTCCACTTGTAGGGTCAAACCTATCATCGTTCATAAACAATACACCTGCAGGGCCACCATTTTGGAATGAAGCAACTGCAGCCGTTTTAGCTTCGTTTGAACGTGTTAAAGTTCTAGCAGCTGCCATTAACGGTGATTGACCGTACAACTCATTACCCGTTACTGTAAAATACGGGTTGAAATATTTATCGTGTAATATTTCCTTTGTATCAAACGTCCACATTTTACCGTAGTATAACTGATAACCAACCCTTACAGGTGGGAATACTTCGATATTAGCTACGATAGCCATATACTGCGCTGGTAGCGCAAATAGCTCAAAGGGTTTGCCGTCATTAGCACCCCCTTCAATCATTTTAGCGTAAATAAAGGAATTACCTGTTATTAGTTTAAACCCGCACCATTGCTCAACTAAATCTGCCCAAGTGTCCTCTCCGTTTGGATATTTAAGCAACTCGTTTAAACGTGCGTCTCCGTCGTATAGTTCAAATGCCTTTTTGTGTAATTGTTTTACTTCGTTCCAATTCTCAATCTTATCAGGTTGTTTCATTAAAGACTTATATCTTTTAGCAGCCGTTTGGTCAAGAACTTTGTAAACGTGAAATGGCGCTAACTTTGCCTTATCGGTAATTAGTTTAATGATTGAATAAACTATGTCGTTTGATTGATAACCGTCTTTAACGTATTGTTGTGCGTTTTGTCCCTGCCACGTTACAATTCCTTGTTGAATTGCTACTTGTGCGCCTAGTGGTATGTTCGGAAATAAAGTGTTCACTTTCTTTTTACTAAAGAAGTCTAATAATCCCATAATGTACGATTTATGTTCAAAGTTAGTTATTTTATGCTAATAAACCGATACCACAAATTTTGGAGTGTACTCGAATATCATTCGCATAGCTAAACAATCCGAAAAGTCAGGAGAGCGACCAATCAAAGCTTTAACTCTATCTTTAGGAATTATGCCTTTACTAGCGTCATTATCGACTGCTTTTTGTTTTACCTGTTCTAACTCTTCAATGATTAATTGCTTTTGTTTACCGTCTGCGTTTATGTAAATCTTATTTGCGTTTACTAACTCTGCTAACTTATAGTAGCATTGGCTTTTAAGGTTATCAAAGTTCTCCTTTGTTTTTGTTATTGGGTTTTCTAACGCTCGAGAATTATTTACAAAGCCTTTGCACCTAAGAATATCGCAAACTCCACCACCTACACCGTCCTCGTCAACTACTATATTAGACGTTGGCACTTTGTACTCACTTTGTAGCTTCTTTATAATTTCAGCCACTTCCACAACTGATTTACCATTGTATTGATAAAGTTTAACACGATAGCCACTCCATAACCCAATAACAGTACTATCGCCACCAAAACGAGCAACGTCGCAACTAATATAAGGTGCGCCACTAGGTATATAATCGCTACTAAAGCAGTCAAGAATTTTATCATAGTTTATTAATTGTGCAGGGTCATCTAAATATTCCCAATTTCCATAAAGCAATCTTTCTTGGCTTACTTTGTCAAGCGTTAAAAGGTTTTCCTTGTAGTGCTTTGAAATAAATGGGTTATCGTCTATTAACGAAGATATAAAGCGTTTATTGTCTTTTATTGTTCCGTCTTGTTGAGGCTTATAAAACTCGGAGTAAGTCCAGTTCTTTGCCGGATTGCAAGTGTAAAGTATTTTAGGAACTAAATCATTTTGGTCTAACTGAAATCTAATTCTCGATTTAATAATGTTTCGTGCCTTATCGTCCACCTGATTTGCTTCGTCTATGAATGCGTCAGTAATCTCTAGCGAACCTAATTCGTCAAAGTTTGGATCGCTTGGATAACTGTAAAGGTCTTTTAATAGAATAGTTGAACCGTTAAAAAATTCTATTGTAGAAGATTGACCGTTGTATTTGTAGTGTTTACCTGCGTCAAGTCCTTGCATTTTAGCAACCTGAAAGAATGAAACTAAAGTAGTTTCCTTAAGCGTTTTTAATACTGCACGACCTATTAAGCCTCTAGTATTAGGATATTTTAAACGCTGCTTTAATTGCCAATAGCAACCTAGTGCGGTCTTGCCACCGCCCTTCAACCTGCCCCGCCTCCAAAAAGAATCTCGTTTGTGCGAGTATCTTCAAGGAGATCAAGGGCAGTAGTTTGTTTTAGTGATAATTCCATAATATAATTTGCAGTCAGGGCAGGATTTGAACCTAGCAATGTTAGAGACGTTGGTGCATTCCCGCCTTTTATCTAACGTGGTCATCCTTGCATACCACTGCGTTTACAACCATTCCGCCACCTGACTATTTTATAAACTTCCTGTATTTTGAACGTATGTTTTTTTCTCTTCCCAGTTAATTGTCATTCCACCACTTACCTCTACTTCAGTAGATTGCTTTGGCTTACCCTCTAAACGGTCTAATAGTATTTCATAAGCCTTTAAATCGCCTTTTCTCGCTTTTGCTATTATTTGCATATCCAATTGCTCTGCAATAGTAAATTCTTCTTCTTCGCCTGTTACAGGGTTTTTAGTAGTGGTAACTAATTCCAATAACTTTAATAATCTAGTCTTTGAGTTTAGTACTCCCTTCCCTCTACCCTTTGGGTTTCTTACTTCCCCTTTTTGTGCCGGTATTAAGTTTTTTTCGTTAGCCATAATCTAAATATCTTCTTATTATTTACAAAGGTACTCCGTTCTTCTTGATTACCAATGTAGGGTCTAACTTTTTCATTCGGTCAACTATCACTTGGCAATATTTAGGGTCTAATTCCATACCGTAGCATTTACGTTTAAGTTGGTGCGAAGCAACCATTGTTGAACCAGAGCCTAAAAATACATCTAATACTAAACCATCATCAGGACAACTTGATTTTATTGCTCTTTCACATAAAGGTATTGGTTTAGGTGTAGCGTGTCCTCCTTCATCCCCTTGTCTTATATGTCTATCAAATTGCCAAACTTCAGTCATTTTATCGTGTGTATTATTAAAATATGCACGAGTAGAATAATATTCTTTTTTTATTTCATCATATTCTTTTTTTATTTCATCATATTCTTTGATAAAAGCTTTGCCATTAGATGCATTTTTAATTGAATTATAATGCTCTTTAGTAGGAAATGACCATTGGCTTTTACTCCAATAATGGGTATGAGTAGTAGCAGTTAAATTTGTTATTTGTTCATTATTTAATCCACTTTTTTTCTTTTCTTCAGTTAACCATAATCTTAATTTTTCAAATCCTTCATAATAATTATCTGCATTATTATTAAATCCTTGCACTCCCATCATTACAAATAAACATTTTTCAGTTATAATACCATAACTTCTTGCTAATGAATTATTTTGACCATCACCAAGTCCACTTGGATTTTTAAACCAAGTAATTAAATTTCTAAATGTTAATTTTTGTTCTGCTATATATGGCTTTAATATTTCGCTATAAATATCCATCAATGGCTCATCAATACCCCAGCAATACCAACTTCCATTTTCTTTAAGATACATGAATTGGGTATCTATCCATTCCCTGTTAAAATCAAGCAAATCGGCATAATTTAAATTATCATTAAGTACTCCATCTTTTTGTTTTTTCATTCCATAAGGTGGGTCGTTGTGTGCCATATCAGCCTTTTGACCATTCATTAGCTTTGCCACTTGGTCGCTATCAGTACTATCCCCACAAAGTAACCTATGTTCCCCTATCTCAAATAAATCGCCTAAAACTATATCCGTTTCAGTTCCACCGTCAGGCACCGAAAAATCATCTTCTTCAGCCTCTAATACTTCCGGCTCAAAGTTCGGTATATCCAATCCCCATTCGGTTAATTGTTCTATATCCCAATTATTAGCTAAATCATCCCAATCCCACTCGCCATAACCTACGTTATCTTTTACTATAAATTCTTTCTTTTGTTCTTCGCTTAAATCTTTAGCTTGTACTACCGGCACTTCAGTTAGCCCAGCTTCTTGACAAGCCTTTAGCCTCATATTGCCACCTAGTACAATATTGTTTTCGTCAATCACAATCGGTCTTAATTTTAGCATTTGAGGAAAGTCCTGTATTGACTTAACCAACTGCTTAAACTTATTATCCTTAATTATTCTAGGATTGTTTGGGTTTGGCTTTATTTGTGTTATTAGCATTATCGGTTTTTTGTTGGTGTTCTAATTGAAGCTGACTTATTTACCTTTTCTACTTTTAGGCTTTCAAATCCTAGTAATTTTTTACATTTATCACACTTAACCTTGTGTTTAGGTAATTGATTTAACCAAACGTAAGCTTCGGTTATAGTTGCGCACTTGCACTTGTATAATCTTTTACAATAGGTATCTTTCATTATCTTCCTTGTCCTTTATACGGTTTAGGCTTTGGACTGTGCTTATTATAAGACTTTTTAGCCTTACCACATTTCCTTTTGCCGAATGTTGTTTTTCCGTTACTAGTTAGCTTTGCCATACGTTTCGATTATTTCGTTTAATTCAGTTCTGCTCCATTTTTTTACTGTTCTAGCATTGCGTTCTAGGTATATTAATATTTCTAGACCGTATTTATCAATAATTCCCCTACGATACCCAATTAAATGGAATTCATCAAATCCATTGCAACGCTTACATTCCCCATTACAGTTATATTCGTCAAATCTTAACGCACTCCCACCCTTAACAGGTGCAAAATGTCCGCAATCCATTTGACTAGTATCCTTCGTTTGTCCACAACTAATGCAAGTAAAATAACCGTCTTGGCTATCTCTTTGCCTTATATAAGCATTAAAGACCTTTTGAGCCTTTGCAGTTAGTTTAGGAATTGTTATTAATGCCATATTGCAAAACTAGTCTATTCCATCAATAATTTCAACTATATCCATAGGAGATATATGATAAATTTTACCTTTATATTCAGTAATTACGATTAATTTAGTTTGTGGAACAGGTATAAGATTTGTATCTCTTTCATATCCTATATAATCAGCATAATAATAAACCTCAATTTGTTCTTCGCTAATAATAGTATTTTTAACTATTAATTTTTGATACTTTTTAAACATATATTTTTATTTTACTACTCTAAAACAAACCTGCCTACCATTTACTTCAAAACGCTTCTTTTGTAATGGGTTAAGTCCGGCACGTATTCCATACTCAGTTAAGCCTGTAACCCTTTTTGCGTAAGCTATCGACTTAAATATTGTTGTTTCTTTTGTTTCTATGTCTATCATTTTTATTGGTCTGCTATTCTCTAGCCCACGAATTTCTGCACTCATATCTTTTTTATTAATCTAATTATTGTTGCTATTGTGTAAAGCGCTATTGCCAAAGGCACGCTAATAAAGAAAAATTTAATGTATTTCATTGTTTTTATTTTCATCGCTTCCAAATACGTAAATAGTTGTACATAATGCAGTAAATATAACTACGCATAAAAAGCCTAATAGGAAATTCATAGGTTATTTGTTTTGGTTATAGGTTTGGTTGTAGTATTCATCTGGTTGTATTAATTCTAATGTACTTCCATCTTGATACCCATTGCAATAAGCATCTATTATCTGCTCTTTTTCTTTTTCAAGATATTCAGCATACTCTTTAGTTAATCCTTCAATAACTTTATTTTGAATAACAATTGCGTCATTCATAATACAATCATTCATTCCACCAATAATTTTTTCTTGTTCATCTTGATACTTTCTTCTTTCCATATATGCTATGTGAAAGATTAATTCTTGCATTGCTGTTTTCATAGGTTATTTTTTTTGGTTATTTTCAATTAAAATAATATCGTTTTTTAATTCTTCAATATTTTTTATAATATTTTTGGCTAGTGGTTGGTTAGGTCTAATGTATTGGTTTTTGGCTCTTTACCGAAGACTGTGGGATCGGTAAAAAAGTAGTTTTGCTGACGCTCAGCGCTCGACCTGGGCACAGGGGTAACTTTGTTTTAAGCACAGAAAAAACAGCGTTGCTAACTTGGCGCTAGCAAAACTGTTGGAAACTGCAATACTTATTGGCCTACGCATAGGTTCAAATCCCAGGGGGAGCACTATTAATTGGGTTTTGTAGTTTCTCTAATTTTCTAGAACTCAATAATTTATTGGGTTTTGTTTTTGCTGTTTCTCTAGCCTCCGGGCTAAGAATAGATTCTTCGGCAAACGCTTTTAAATTGCGCCCAGGGTCACGCAACCGATTAAGAATATCTTCTTTTTCTAGCTCTTCTTTAGATTTTTCATCGGTAATTTCATCAAAAATACTACTAATCCCTGCGGACTCTAATAAGCTAGTTTTAGGAACCGGATTATATTTCCCCACCATACCTCTACTTGCGTACCCTTCAACACCACCTCCACCGCTAAACACAATACCGCCATCCATCGCAGTAAACATGTCAGGACGTATGGGTAGGTTAGCTACACCCATCGATTCACGAGCTTGCATATCCTGAGCTTTTTTAGCCATGAGTGCGCCGAGCACACCAAGCTGCTGTTCTTTTTGTTGTATCTGTTGCCCCATCGCAGCAAGCTGTTGAGCTTTTTGCTGTAATTCCATATCCTTCTGTTGAAAGATGGTTGGGCTGTTTGCAGGATTGTTTTGCATAGCTTGCTGGCGTTGAAAAGCTTGACGCTCGTTACCACGAGTCATCATCTCTTGCTGCGCCATCTGTGGCGTGACTTGTCCAGTGGGCTGTTGACCTCTAGCATATTGCTGAAGTCTTTGGTCAGGAAACCGGACAGGGTTTTGTAGCGCAGCCTGTGTCTGAGGCGGGGAGAAAGGAATCTGTGCCATGTTTTAACCTCCCAACCCACCAAGAAGTTGCGCTAAGTAAACGGAAGAAATACCACCCGATAATGCCTGAGACATGGGGTCAATACCAGTAGGTGCTGCGTTATAAGGCAGTCCTTGCAGCATATTTTTCATAAACGTGAGGTTCTCATACGGATACTTTTCGCCGCGTAAGAACTCGTTATAGTCAAACTGCTGCTGTTGCTGCCCAAGATCCGCCATTTGTTTAAGCGCCGTCAAATCAAACTGACCCTGTTGAACACCAAGACTACCAAGGGTTTGGCCCGCACGAATAGAAGTATCCAAACCTCTAAGACCAATATCGGCAGCAGACTTTCTAGATTCCTCAGATAATTTCTGAGCTTCAAGAGCACGCTGTTGTTCAGTATTAAACTGCCCAAGACCAGACTCGTAAGCTTTCTGTAACCCTTGACTTTGGATAGTGCCAATCTGATTCATAAGATTGCGTTGGCGTTCGGCTTCAACTAACCCTTGTCGAGAACCACCAAATGCTCCGACACTAACAGCTTTAGCAGCATTGGCTTGACCCATAATGTCGGACTGTCGTTTAGCTTCACGCAAAGCAGGTTCAACTGCACCTTGCATAAAAGGTGACATATAAGACGCTTGGACGTTAGTAACGTTTTGCCCACCATAGTTTGTGGGTTGCAGGTTAGGGTTAGTTGGTACAGGTATTGAGGGTGCTGTTTGTTCATAAGTAGGTTCTGAGGTGTAAGCTATTGCATCAGATGAAGGTGCTTTTGGGATGTAAGTTGCTGCGGAAGGGTCAGGTGTAGGCCCATTAAATTGCCCTGTTCTACCTACAAGTTTATTTAACCCCCCGCCTAAACTACCTAAACCCCCACCCATACCACCCATACCACCCATACCGCCCATACCACCCGTACCACCCATACTTGTACCTACAGGAAAATCTTTAGTACCTCCAAGAAAATATTCTCCACCCATATCGCCCGTGCCACCGGCCATACCTTGCCGGTTCCTCATTACCATATCTTGCATATTACGCATCTGCGATTCTTGCTGGAGTTTGAAATCTTTTTGTGCTTGAGTTTCTCGCCCTCCTCTGTACATCATGTCGTACCTGTCGTGCGTCAAACTATTTGGGTCATAATTTTGAGAGTTAGAAGCAGAACCAGAGTTTAAGAAATAGCCATAGTTTGGTAACCCCATACCAACCCCACCACCATCAGCAAAACCGGGAGGTTTTGTAGCAGCTTGATTTTTTAAATCTGCTGGAGAAAGTTGTGAAGCAAAATTAGGGTTAGCAAACGTACCTGTGGTAAACGAAGTAGGCTTGTATCTCCCATAATCTAACGCACCAATACCCGCAGCTTGCGCTAAGTTTGAACCTTGTAGGAATTGCGCCGGGGTTGTTAAGTTGGCAATACCTGCACGAGCAGACTCAAGAAGAGGTGAGCTACCTGTGTATTTCTGAAAAGGTACATCGGCTTCAGCAGAAGCACGTTCAAGCATACGCTCAACATACGGTGCGTATGCGCCACGAAGTCCAGATTCACCAGAAATATCTACACCTGTACCTTTGCGGTCAGCACCCATATCGGTGCCGTAAGTAATTCCAGTGCTAAAAGTTGACCC